GTTTTACCACTAAACTAATCCCGCATTTTGCAACAATTTATATATAAAATTTGTTGTAGTTACTTGGAGCGGGTAGTGAGAATCGAACTCACAACTAAACCTTGGCAAGGTCTTGTGTTACCACTAGCACCATACCCGCATCATGTGTGTATTATATATGCTTCTTTTAAAGAAGTCAAGCGTTATTTTTTGGTCCGGCGTAGAGGAATCGAACCTCTATAAACACTTTAGAAGAATGTTGTCCTATCCGTTGAACGAACGCCAGAAATTTGGTGCGGCTGGCGAGAGTCGAACTCGCAGAACTCAGGGTTTAAGTCTGATACCTATACCAATTCGGTTACAGCCGCATTATTTTGTTTTGTTTTTTCCACAATACGTATCTGTTTGAGAATGACAATTAGGACATAACATTCTAAGATTATTTAATCTATGATTAGAACTGTTACCATCAATATGGTCTAAATGCATTACTAATTTTTTTCCATTCCATTCAGAAACATTACATTCAGAACAAATATTTTTTAATAAATTACCTTCAAGCATTCTTCTTTTTAATTTACCTGTTGAATATTGTGGATGTTTTCCTTCCAAAATATCTAACAAAATAAATTTTCTATCATCATTGATTGGTTTTGTTATTCCTTTTCCTGATGGATTAGGATTAAAAACACCTAATCTTTTCGCATGAACCCTAAATGTATCATATTTGATGCCCAATTTTACAGCAGCTGCTGCACCAGATAGTGAATTTTTTGCTGCGGCCACTATTTGTTCATCACTAACACTAATTCTTTTACCCATAGACACTCCAGTTTAGTATAACCTATATGTCTATTTATAAAAATGGTACCCCAGAGGAGAGTCGAACTCCTAAAATTCCGCTTCTAAGGCGAACACGTATACCGATTCCGTCACCGGGGCAAATAAATACTTATATGACAATACCTTACTCACAACAATCTACAGTTGATATTTTATATCGTTTATTCTCCAATGAGGAGTATAAAACACGTTCTTCTTATTGTCAACCAGCCGAGTTTGTTTTATCTGATATTCCTAAAATAAATCCACCTAAAAAAGATGAATTTGTTTTAACAACATATGGTGCCAATAGTAAGAGTTGAACTTACGACACATAGATTTTCAGTCTACTGCTCTACCACCTGAGCTATATCGGCTTATTGGTACCTTGTGACAGGATCGAACTGCCGACCTTCTCGGTGTAAGCGAGACACTCTACCGCTGAGTTAACAAGGCATGGGGAGAAATACCAGGATCGAACTGGTGATAACGGAATCACAACCCGTGGTTTTACCACTAAACTAATTTCTCCATATTAAACGGCTTCTTGTTCTGCCAGAATTCTTTTCAATCTGTCAGCACAGAAACTTGCAGCAGGTGCATCTGGTTTAACCATTGGTGTCATGTTACAGGTACCTTTGATATAACCAATCGCTTGCTGTACAACACAAGAACTTCCGAATTCATCGGATTTGTTTAAGTCCAAATGAACTTCAACATGATAATCTTCTAACACTTCTTGTAAACTTTGGAACAATTCTGAAACTTTATAAACTTCAGACATTAACCGCATTGCAGGTTTACTTTTCTTGTGGTCGTAATCTAATTCACGGTCAACAAAACCAAAGATTTTACAACCGTGACGGCCATCAATATGAACTACAACAGCCAATGCATAATCAGCATACCAAACACCGTTAACTCTGATTCTTTCGGAATCAGCACCAAGGTACACTTTGGTGTCTGGTCCTTGACTTGCAAGGAATTTTTTAACTTCCTGTATGTCGAACTTTTTCATATTAATCACCTTTTATAAAATTGGCATCCCGACAGGGATTTGAACCCCGACCAACAGTTTTGGAGACTGGTATGCTGCCGTTACACTATCGAGATATTTGGTCCTCAGAACAAGAATCGAACTTGTGATGGACGCTTATCAAGCGTCTGTTATACCATTTAACTATCCGAGGTATTTATGGAGGGCCTTGAGAGATTCAAACTCCCGACCGCTTGATTCGTAGTCAAGTGCTCTGTTCACTGAGCTAAAGGCCCATATTAAATTTGTAGCCGGTGTAGACACATTGAGGCATCACCCTCTCCCGCTACTCCGTGTATCATAAAGGCTTTTCGCTACTCATCTTTTGATGAAAGACTTTCACTACTTTGTTTTTAAAGGCCTCTGATTGCCCTTCCCACTAGGCACTGCTCCTACTACAAAACTTGGTGGTGATGGAGGGAACCGAGCCCCCAACCTTCTCCGTATGAAGGAGTTGCTCTGCCTGTTGAGCTACATCACCGAATTGGTGGACCGAGGGGGAATCGAACCCCCAACTGTGACTTGCAAGGCCACTGTGTTCCCAATTATACCATCAGCCCAAAATTTTTATTGACAATTTGTCCTTCTCTACGCCGTCAATAAAGGCGAGTACTACTGGTCTCGGTGGAGGGAATCGAACCCCCGCCACATGGCCCCAAACCACGAATGATACCATTTCACCACACCGAGAAAATTGGTGCCCCACGACAGAATCGAACTGCCATCAGAGGATTACAAAACCACTGTAATGCCATTATACTAGTAGGGCTAAATAAAATGCTCTGCGTCCTGCGGCGGTAATTATATCGCATCAGAAATTTGGTCAGATTTTACTCCAATTAATCTTTCATCACGCACGACCTCCACCCGCTTCCCGACCAGGACCGTTCTCGCACTGCCAGCGGCCTTTCGGTTTAAAGACTACCACCCGTGAGAGTCACCTCACTTCTTATCCTGCGGGTCACAGTATCCGCTAACAAAGCGGAACGTTTTGGCTCCAGAGGCAGGGATCGAACCTACGACCAATTGATTAACAGTCAACTGCACTACCGCTGTGCTACTCTGGAATATTCTTTATACTAACTCATATTCTAAATCTACTGATTCAGAATAGTAACCGTTTGATTCTCCCAACCAACGAACATCAACATAACCTTTGCGTGTAGCAAATTTATAAAATGTCCATGTGCGAGATTCAATGTATTCATCTTCTTTAGGTTCTGGTATTTCACCTGATACTTCTTCAGCAATCAAAAGTGGTTCACCTTCTAAATCTGATAACTCGCCTACAATGCTTTCAATGTAAACTGTTTCGCAACAATCTTGGTAATGAAGGAATCTGAATCTTTCAGTAGCGTTTTCAAATACCATCTCATAACCATCTTGTGTCACTGATGTGAACACTTTTCCAACCATATCGTTTATATTCATTTTCATTTCCTTTACAACAACTATTTGGCGGTCCCAAGGGGTAACGATCCCCTTCTTTATGCGTGACAGGCATACGTGCGTCCGTGAACACTTTGAGACCAAATTTGGTGGATGCGGTTGGACTTGAACCAACAATGCACTGAGGCGGAAGATTTACAGTCTCCTGGGGTTACCAATTTTCCTACACATCCATGTTTTTGGTAGAGGCACAGAGAATCGAACTCTGATTAATAGGTTAAAAGCCTACTACTTTAGCCGTTAAGTTATACCTCCAAATTACCATACTAAAACACATTAGGGTGTTTAGAACCGTGCCAGAACTTCATCTGGTTTCTCACGGTACCGTCTACCGATAAGATTCTAACCACATTACATATCAACTTTATCCAGCACAGTCGGATTGCTTCATGTACTACTAGCGAGAGCCTGTGCGGCCACAGGTTATTCTCTCCTAGGTACCTACTGGGTTGGTAACCTAATGCATTTTAGTATGGTACACCGTACCAGAATCGAACTGGTCCTTCTGCCTTGAAAGGGCAGCGTCCTAACCGATAGACGAACGGTGTAAATAACTACAACAAATTTTTAAAGAACGTTTGGTTGATTTCTCAACCGATGAAAGAAGTATAACACAACCACATCTTTTGTCAACCACTTTGTTGTATTTCAACAACTAATACTTTCGTATTATGGAGTAGGTGGCAGGAGTCGAACCTGCATATAACGGGTTTGCAATCCGTTCCCTAACCATTCGGGTCACACCTACACATTTGGCGGAGAGTATCAGAATCGAACTGATGCACCCATTTCTGAATGACGGGTTAGCAACCCGCTGCCTTACCATTCGGCCAACTCTCCATAATTTTGGCGGAAGACGGAGGAGTCGAACCCCATCCCATTTCTGAGAACCCAGTTTTCAAGGCTGGTCGCAGTACCAACACCGCTGCATCATCTTCCATTAACCATATAGAAGCACACTATCCTTCACTCACTTACGATTGACGTAACCAGCGGAAGTTAATGACCTGCTCATGTGTCACTAATAATGTACTTTTATATGGCTGGGGTACCTTGAATCGAACAAGGACCTACGGATTCAAAGTCCGCAGCACTACCACTATGCTATACCCCAATAACTACAACAAATTTTTAAAGAACAAACAAGAGTATAGAATAAATCTACCATCTTGTCAAGTTGGTTGTTGCAAATTGACAACACCAAAACAAAAAACCCCTAGATTTTTAGGCCTAGGGGTTTTTTGTTTGTAGTATTTTATTATTACGTTATACAAATCCCCTATCCACGAGCCATGGCATATCGGCGCAATTAGGTGAACTAATCGTGCGATACTCATGCTGTGACTTAAAGGATAACGATAACATTTTAATTAACTTCCAAAAAATTTTTAATTGTGTCTATTATATAGGCCTTTTTATACCTTGGCAACAGGTTTTTTAATTTATTTTCCATTGAATGGAAACATTTTCTATTGGTGCTGATGGATCTCTGAACCCCTCAAAGATTTCCCATAGATTTTCTTTGACGGCAAAATTGGTTAAAAGTCCTTGTTCTCTACCCAATGCATCCAATTCCCATGGTTGTAACCAATAATCTATATCATCAGAGTTGACTTTTTTACCACGCCAACTCGTCATACTATCATTTAATTCTCCGTCCACATATTGTTTTACGTGAACCATTTCATGTGCTAATGTTTCAAATATATTTCGTACACCAATACCTGGATGTATTTCTATTTTAAATTCTCTGGCTTTTTTTAATGTATTATAAGCAACTATTTCAGCAGAACCAAATTCAGTAATCTTATCATTAAAAATAATGACTGTATAACAGTTATTACGGATTCTTTTATTTGGTATGAGTTCTTCACAAAAATATTTTGCGGCACGTTCAATAAATGGCTTAAAATTTCTATCAGGACAGTTTACTATTTTTATATTCATGTAAGTCTCCTGTAAGTTAAATTAAAACATTAGAACTCCTGATTATTTAGTTTTTCCACAGAGACACCAGCCTTGGCCAGAAAATTGATACCATCATCAGACTTATAAGAGTTCCGATATAGAACACTGCTAATACCACTTTGGTAGATAAGTTTGGCACAGTCCATACATGGAGCATGGGTAACAAACATAGTAGCACCGTCACCAGATTCGTTAGATTTAGCCAACTTGGCAATCGCATTTGTTTCAGCATGAAGCACCTCAGCTCTAGTTACTAATTCTGTAATCTTTGTTTGTGGATGTTTAAATTCAAACTCACAGTTGTTATCCCAACCAGAAGGCATACCATTGTAGCCAATTGAAATAATTCTGTCATCTTTTACTACAATGGCACCAACATGAAGTCTTTTAGCCGAGGACAATTCTGCGAATGTCTCGGCCACTTTCATATACGCATCACGAAATTTTTGTTTCATATTATTTGGTGCCCACAGGTGGAATTGAACCACCACTCAATGAATTATGAGTTCACTGCTTTACCATTAAGCTATGTGGGCAAATTATTTGACATACTCCAAAGAGTCTTTACGCATCAATTTTGGTGTATCACGAATACCAATGTTCTTGATTACATAAACAAATTGCACACCATCAATCTCTTTGACTTCTGGTCCGCAAACGAAATAAGTTTCATGTGTGGTTTTCACACGGACTTTTTTGATAAATGATTTTTCTGTTTTCATGATGAGTATTATATAGGCCAAAAAAGAGGTTGTCAAGCAACCTCTTTATATTTACCAGTTAATAATACCTGTGTCGCACAAGTCTATCATGGTATTCACGTGTTAGACGTTCTATATCGCCTTCATTTTTTGGATTTCTAGCGGTGATAAATGATTCTAATTCGTTACCATAATTACCGCTTATTCGTTTGAAGAAGTTGGTAATTAATTCAATCATTTATCTTCCTTTTCTTTGATTGAGATTTTCTTAACGGCATCTTGTACTTTGACCATGTTTTCTAGCCAAATTTTAAGCATGCCATTCATCATTTCTGCATCTTGAATTTCTACTTTATCTGCAAGAGTAAAGGTGCGTTCAAACCCACGGTTTGCAATACCTTTGTACAGATAATCTTCAGAATCATCTTCTTTAGATGCAGCTTTAATTACAAGTTTATTACCCTCTAAAGTCATCTCAATATCAGACTTAGCAAAACCAGCAACTGCCATCTCAATGACGTATTTGTTTTCTTTTACTTGTTTGATATTGTATGGAGGATAAGATACGGCTTTAGATGCAGCCGCTGCAGCTTCACGCATAAGTGTTAATGTGTCGTCAAAACCTACGGTGAATGGTTGAATTTTGTTCCAACCAAAGTCATTACCAAATACATCTTTAATGTAAGTCATAGTTTTCTCCTAAAAGCGAGATTAAAAAATGATACCCCGAAGGCGTATCGGTTAAGGTACTGGTTACGTTCTCCAGCGACAATTTCGTTTGCCCGTTTTACTAACGCTCCTAAGGTAGGTGGAGCACCTGTTTCCTGGAGTATTAAGTCTCGGTAGGACCAGGTTCCACCTTTGACTTTTCCCATCCCAAGGGACTGAGATTATATCAGTATTTATACTGAATGTCAACCATTATTCGGTTTTTTACCAATATTGTATTTCGGAATTAATTGCCAATCGTTCTTTTCTTTATGTGAAATAATTTTAATTTGAGAAAGAAACATAGGTTCTGGCATCTCTGTCTGTACAGGATTGACCAGTTTAACCAGTCCCCAATCTTCCAATAGGTTTGCAATGGCATTCCTACGTGCTAAATCACTCTCTGAAATGTCTGTTGGTTTGCCATCTAAGGCAAATAGTTCTTTGAAATGTACCACATAATATTGTCCACGTTTGTGGAGTATGTGGCACGATTGATATAAAATTTGGTCTTTTTTGGAAGCTACACCAATACGTGTTAACGTTTCACGTACTTTTAGAAAATCGTCTTTTTCATTTAATGTTACTTCAATTAGGTCATTAAGATTTACCATTATTCTTCACTCCGCCCGTATCTGTTTTTGTTTTTATTACAGCGATTTGTTCATCGGAGAGAATACGTAGGGCCTCTTTGGCCTTGGCGTTAGAATAACCAAAATAGGCTTTCACACACTCAATATTCTCGTCAGTTTTGGACTTTTGCCAAGGTTGAAAACCTCGTTTCATCGGTCTAATACTATTTAGAAAATACTGGTATTGCATATCTTTATCAACACCTGGATGTAGGTTCATCTCATTTGCATAGAGAACACAATCTAGGTGATAAGATAAAGACCTATTTACAATAAATGGCGCATAGTCTGTAAAATCTAATTCTCCGGCCGGTTTTTTCTTACGAAGAATGAAGTCAACGTAATCGAACGGACTCATTTGAACTCACACTCAACCATAATTTCTGTCAAACAGGCAATAAGATTAATCTCATGGTCTGCAACGAAAGCTGCCTGATACTGATACTTAGCAATAATAACAACCATCTGTGGCACAGAATTGGCTTCTAATGCTTCATACAATGATTCATATAACTTACGAAACAAGGTGGTTGCATCATTGTCCAGATTGCCTGTGACCCATTTACGACAAGAAGTAAAATCTTTGTCTTTTAATGCCTTGACCAATTCAGATAAATTAACATCAGAAACGGATGCCAGAATACCTTTGTCAATCGTACCAGAAACGGAGTATCGTTGTAGTTCATTTAAAACACGGCGATTGTCTGGAAAATGTTTGGTGATAACCGCAGCCACAACCTGTTTGTCGTATGTGATGCCTTCTTGTTCCAGAATCCATTCTACACGTTTGAAGAATTGTGCAGCCATCTTTGGTTTACTACCATTGATTTTAAAATCAACAACAGTGCAACGAGAATGGATTGGATCAATAATCCGATTCTTAAAATTACAGGTAAAGATAAACGAACAGTTCTCAGAGAACTCCTCAATGGCACCACGCAACGCAGGTTGAGTTGAATTTGGATTTAGATAATCTGCCTCATCAATGATGATGACCTTGCGGCCACCAGTCAAGGATACAGATGAAGCATAGTTCTTAATTTTGTTCCTGAATGTGTCAATACCTGACTCATCAGACCCGTTGATAACAATGTAATCACAACCAACTTCTTGACACAAGGCTTTTGCGATAGTTGTTTTACCAACACCAGCAGTACCTGATAGTAGAAGATTTGGAATCTCTTTACGGTTTACATATTCTTGGAAAGTTGCCTTGATACCTTCAGGCAAAATACAATCTTCAACGGTTTTAGGGCGATACTTCTCCACCCACAACATGTGTTCGTTCATTCAAATACTCCATAATATAATAAATTAATTTAGCCAGGGAATGGCCAGTTCAATTCTTGTTCAAGTTCTTTGATTCGGTTTTCCAATACAGAGATTGCTGTATTGAAATGACCTGTGCCTTCTATTTCTGGGTTATAACGAGTTTTTAAAACCTGAATTTCTTTTCTCAATATAGCAATGTATTGAGTTTTATCGGTCCACATTCTAATTTCACCCATCATTTCACCTCATTCATACTTTCAAACAGAGCCTCAAACTCTTTTGATTCTGCCACTTCTGTTTGGAATGAATTTTTGAATTGTGTTTTTGCCATACGTTTAACAATCTTCTTAGGAATTTTCAATTCATCATTTGCAAAATCCACAATGTCTTTCATTGCATCATTGTTTGCTTGATTTTTATTCATGTGAAGAACTAATTCATCAACATATCCTTTGAGTTTCTTTAGTTGCTCTTCATCAAAAGAACCAAACAATGTATTTACTTTAGTCAAGATTATTCTCCAAATTTAGAATGTTTAGCTTCAATGGCAATCCAATATTGTAAATCACCTTTAGTGTTCTTAAATGACGCCAAACCTTTTGATGATATTTCAATATTATAAGAATCAGGCATCATCTTCAAATTCTCTGTTAAGAAAACTGCCTTGAATACAGAACCATTACCATCGGTAATTTCTGTAGAGTTAACGTGTGCTGAATCATCATTTGCATCAAACGATGTAACATAAATCTTATCACCATCAGATGTGATAGCAACGTTAGGTGATTGCAACACGGCAGATGATTTCATAATGTTAGCCAAGTCATCAGCAGTCAAAGAGAACGATGCATCAACAGATGGCAAACTCAATTCTTTTTCTGGTACTGTAACGATAACATTACGTGATGTGGTACGATAGTTAAGTTTCTTACGACCAGATTTAAAGATAACGTGTTTGTCATCGAAATCAATCTCACCATCTTTATACAAAGATTGTACAGATAAGAACTGATTCAAATCATGGATACAAAAGTCTTGTGGGAAAGTATCTGTAACTGTGGCTTTTGCCAAAACAGTTTTTGTGGGAGAAATTGTTGCAATTTTGTTTCCAGTTTTAAACTCAATACTTGCATTGATACCAACAAAGTTCTTTAGAACCGTCAGTGTCTCATTAGAAATTTTCATTTGTGTTCCTCATTATAAAATTTAACATGAATAGAGTATATCATGTTCATACAAAAACATCAAGCAGCACATCGCATGAGCCAGGTGGTGTTTACCAGATTCTTCATCAAGTATTTCACCTTTCTTCCAGGCCCATAGGTGCCGTTGAAGTGCATCATAATACCTGCGTTTAGAATCAGGTACATTTTTCCAATTGTCTCTTTCATACTTTTGAGCACCAAATGTCAATACATCAACAGTGGCTTCAAGAGCAAGAGGTGGCAACAAACCGTATTCTAGTTTGTTGCCGTCAAACTTACGACCACCAGTGGTGGCCGTTTGAGATGCTTTGACAACATCATCCGACATTACATCTCTCCAACATAATTGGCAACTGCTGGCATATCACCTTTGAAGTGATAGGTACCAATGTGGTCTGCTCTCATCCATGGACACAAGTAGATTTCTCCACCAATCTTACGCCAGAGTTGGCAGAACATATAATCTTCTGATAGGTAACGGTCTGTACCACCACCAGTTGCAGAATCTTTAGAATCAATGATAGTATCAAAGTAAGCATGAATGTAACGTGAACCATCGAAGTGTGCTTGGCCTACGTGGTCAGGCTTGTAACGAAGTTGTGGATATGCTTCTGCAAATTTAGGAAACACTTCACGTTTTACCAACATGAAACCAGTTCCAATTTCCAAAACTTGTAGAGGTTCTGTAACAGAGAATTTTTCAGTACCATGTACTGGATTAAAAACATAATCTCCAGTAACTTTTTCTAAAATTCCTGCATCAATATCAGGATTCTTTTCCATTGCTTTCTTAACAGAACGCCACTTGATGGCTTTCTTAGGATAAGGACCACCAATAACATCCTTATCTAATGCCAAAAGAGCAATAACGTCTTGTGGATTAAAGTGAATATCAGCATCTAAAAATAATAGATGTGTACAGTCAGAACGAGAAACAAATTCATCAACTAGATAATTTCTTGCTCGTGTAATTAAAGATTCATTGAAAAGAAATGAGAATTTAACTGTGATGCCATACTGCATACAAATTGCTTGTAGGTCTAGACAAGCTTTGGCATATAGACCATGATTCATACCACCATACATTGGTGTTGCAACAAATATACTTTTCTTTTGAAGCTCTTCTTTTTTAATTGAAATTTCCATTATCTCTCCAAAAATATAAAAAAGGGGAGTACCACCAATGGTGGTCTCCCCATATAACTACTGATTAGGCTGTGTAGTTAAAGCCTGTGCTCAATGCAGCACGAACCATTGCTTTGGTTGGTTTACCCATACGATATACGGATACCTTAGAACCATCACCACGTGTTTTGGTGTTAGTGTAGATAACGTGACCTTCTTTACGAAGTTCTTCTACACGAGCAGAAACGTTTTGGATGCCAAAACGAGCACGAGCCTGTGCAACAGACAAGGTGTTGTAACCTTCTGTCTTGCTCAAATAGTTAAGGATTTTTTCTTTCGCAGAAATCTTGGTAGTCATAATAATCTCCTAATGACAAAGTTAATAAACAAAATCTTGTTCTCACAAGTATTCACATCATAACACTATTTAGTGTGTGTGTCAAGCAACCTTGCGGTATACTTTTTTATCTGCCAACCTGCGGCAAATATTTGGACTTGGTGGTTTCCCAATCCATGAATATCAAGTCATCGTAGAACAGGTTTTCATAAGAAACCGTATTCTTCTTTTTTAACATTGATATCCTTCCTTTAGCATATTTGGTTTTCCAAATGTTTGCCAAAGCTTCTTCACTGGTGTCAAAAGACTTTACCAGTTGTTCATCACCAATCTCCTTGCGGAGGTATTCATTGGTGTTGTTATACAGCTGAGAAAAATAAATTCCACGCTGGTGTTCGGTACGAATAAGTTGTTTTGGTATATCCAACTTACCATACGCAAAGTTTAATGTACGGTTTTTGTGGTCACGTTTCAAAGGAAGACCTTTTGGATTCTTGGCTTCCCACCATTCAAAATAACGGCGTGTATGATTCTCTTTTACCCAATCATATACCATTCTCATGGTCTTTTTCGTAGGTTCAAAAGCAACTGAACCACTAGAGAAACCCATTTTGTTCCAATGTTCAAGACCATCATACTGAGATAGGCCACCGGACTTAGTATTGCCATAAAGAGAAGTAGTTGTAACTCCAACAAGAACATCACCATATTGTCTTTTCCAATCATTCTGTACTGTATCGGCCAGACATAACAATGCCAATAACTTACCACCCATATAATTAAAACCTAGTGGTTGTAAAGGAACGATTGTAGAACCGATGGCAGTGTGATTAATCATGCCTTGTTGAGTCTTAACATCTCTGGGCCAACCAATTTCTTTATCTCTTGGAGTTAAATCCAAGAAGTCGGACGATATACAGATAACACCAAGATACTTACCTGTTACTTCATCAACGATTGTGTAGTAAAGATTACGACCAATGTTAGAGTTGTTCTTCATTGTAGAAGAAAAGGTACGAATCGTATTCCACGTTTCAGCCAAATCACCATTAGATAATACTAATTTTGGTTTTAGTTTTTCATAATCATCTGGACCTTCTGGCATCCAGAAATTCGTTTTGACTTTATCAATCAAAGTTTGTTGACCAACATCAATCAATTGGTGGTCATCACCAAATAATGTAGTAATAGTTCTTGTCGGATACTTCTCATGTACTTCACACCATTTCTGGTACAAAGTATACTCACGCACATCCATTTGAGATGCATAAGTCAAATCTTTGATGAGAGTTTCTTTGAGTGTATCGGTATCAATGTGTTCAAATCTATCTGAAGTAAATTCTTCGGACCATGTACGCCATTGTTCTTCTACATCAGGTATGTGCTTTTTGGTTGCCATAATATCTTTCATTATAAATAGGTGTAGGTCACCGGACTGGCATCCGCACCTACTCTAACATCTTTCAAGGAGATATCAGCATGATTATATATTCAATCTACAAAATAGTCAACCAAATAAATGGTAAAGTTTACATAGGTTTTGACTCAAATTGGCCAAAACGAAAATATAGCCACAAATACCATATCAAAAATAGAAATCAACACATATATCATGCTTTTAGGAAGCATGGATGGGAAAATTTTGTTTGGGAAGTTATATACCAATCAACCGATGGAAAACATTGTTTGAGTATTATGGAACCTTATTTCATAAAAGAATATAATTCTTACTATACTGGATATAATGAAACTTTTGGTGGAGAGGGAACCTTAGGTCGCACAACTAAAGAACAAACAAAAAATAAAATATCAGCGGCATTAAAAAACAAACCAAAAACACAAGAACATTTAATTAAAATGTCCGAAACCAGAAAAGGTAAAAAACCATCTATAGAAACACTAAAGAAAAGGTCCGACTCAATGAAACGAACCTGGGAACTTAGAAAATTAACCAGCTCTTGATTGCATTTGTTTCATCATCTTGGGGTTAAAATATTTACGGCGAATCTTTTCCAATTTTTTCAATCCAAATTGTAAAGCCAATGGTTTAACTCTACTGGTATACATTATACCATTCATGTGATCCAATTCATGTAGGAAACACCGTGCAGATATACCATCAAAGATTGCCTCTTTTTTCACACCTGTGAAATCCTGGTACTCTACCCAAATCTTTTTAGGTCTGGTAATTCTCAGGTTCAATAATGGCCATGATAAACATCCTTCTTCCATGTGTGATTCACCTTCAGTTTTAATTAACTTTGGATTAAAGAATGCCACATAGTCATCATCGGTTCCCATAACAAAAACTCGGTGTGGATAACCACATTGATTAGCAGATAATCCAAGACCATTATTTTTCTTACAAGTTTCCACCAATGTGGAAGCAAATGAATTTGGATCAACTGGAGGATTACTGAAATCAAATTCAGGTAAAACATTATATAAACCTGGCCAATCGGCCGGTGCTAGTTCAAATGTTGGTATGTCAAGTTTAATCTTGGCTTCTTCTTTGGTATCATATAAAATAATATCGTCACTCATTTTGCAATCCTTGAAAAATTGTTTTTCTTTTCAAATTTAATAATAGACCTAAACTTATCAAAGAGTTGGTCACCTTTATGGGAAATAACAAACACATTTGTATCTTTACCCATTTCATTAATCAACTTTAGAAACTCCTCTGTACCAACTGTATCTAAACTTGAATCAAACACTTCATCCAATATCAATAAGTTTGTATTGGTAGAGTTCTTTAACTTGGCAATCTGTCTCCATGTAAACAACAAAGCCAAGTCAATACGCATCTTCTCACCTT